GCGTTTCCAATTGAATCCCGAATCTTTATCGGTGCATCATCAATCACGGACAGGAGAGACATTACGCTTCCCCAGATTCGTTTACGGGCTTCCCGCAAAGTTGTTGATGTCATGAGAACGAGTGTATCTCTTGGTTGGCTCAACCAATTTATAATACCCCAAGCAGCCATAGTATGTGACTTACCAGATGATGCCGACCCACCGACAGCGAGATATTTATTTTCAAGAGCTGCCCGAATCATTTGTTCTGCCCAAGGATGTTTTATCATCAAAGGTTCTGGAAGGTCATCATTGTTCCAAAGCTCATCACAAAGCCGCCAGAAGTAGTATTCTTTTTTATCTACCTCATCATGTTGTTTAAAACCAAAGAGTAATGATGTGAGGGTAGTCCCTAACGGAATCAAAAAATCACCTACTTTTATTTCTTTCCCATTTGAACTAACAGTAGGCTCCAGTTTAGGGTCTAGTAACTGCTTGCTCGGTGAATTATTTAAAGGCATATTATTAAAGTAATATCTATATAATGAGTAGTAAACAGAAAGAAGATCTACAAGAGCTTAAACAAAAGGTTGTTAAACTTTATGCTGAAGGAGCCGAGCCTCCAACAATTGGAAATATAATTGGAAGATCTAAACCTACTATATATCGCTGGTTGAAAGAAATGGGTGTTGATATTAAAGACAAAAGAAATGCCAAAACCCTAGCAGAACTAAAAGATATTGAGAACGAACATGAAAACATAAAGAAAGTTTCTGAAGCTCAAGGAGATCCTGCCCAACAATACGCTAACTATGCAGCGGCTACTGCTATGACTATATACAAGAATAGTCTTAGTAGGTTACAGTATGCAAAGAACATCAGAGAACTAATCATGCTAGACCAAATGATTAGAAGAAATCTCGGTCTTGAAAAAGATCAAGGGTGTGGGAAACAACAGATCGATATTAATATTTTGAATAACCACAAAGGAAAACGAATATCAAAGAGCGAAGTCATTGATGTTCCTCCTGAGTCTAATGAAAAATAACTTTGAAGATTTTAATTGGGATTATAATCCTTCAAAAGACCCTTATGCTAAAAGGACTCAAACGCCTATTGAAAAAGGAGCGGGGAGGTTCGCAGAAGTTATTTTCTTCGGGCGTTTAGAAGATGCTTTGTTAGGTATCGTTGAACATTCAGAAAACCCCCCAGTTGCTTGTTATAGTAGTGAAGCTGTTTTATCTATATTTCAAAATAAACACGGGTTAAGTTTAGAAGATGCCGAGACTGCTTTAGAACAATTAATAAATTCAAACTTAGGGCCGTCCTCTCCATGTTTCCTTGATACTGGAATTGCAGAAAAATAAATTGATAGTAGGAATAGACAACGGATTAGATGGCGGCTTGTGTGCAATATCAAGTCGTGATGCAAAGGTCATTGATAAAATAGCCATGCCTACTTTTCAAAACTCAAAGAAACGAGAAGTGGATACCTTAAAAGTAAAACTTTGGTTAGACGAATTAGATGACTTTACTAATATGCGGCCAATGTTAGCCATAGAAGAACCACTAGCTCATGCTAAAAGTTCTCAAGCAGTACGGTCGATGGCATTAAGTTTTGGCAAACTTATGGGTATGGCGGAGAGTTGTGAGTTTGATACTAACAGGGTTTCGGTACACAAGTGGCAGAAGTTTATGTTAGGTTATGTACCGAAAGGCCAAACTAAATGTAAAGCTTTAGAAGTCGCTTCCCTGTTAGCCCCAAATGAAAATTGGTTAAAAAACAAACGATGCCGCACACCACATGATGGTATGATTGACGCTTATTTAATCGCAATGTACCTCTATCAAAATGGCGTTAGATAAAATTATTGAAAATTTAATTGATCTTAAATATCAGAGGTGCTAAGATCTGCGCCATGAATGTAAATCACGCTGATAGAGGCCACGCAGAGTTTAGCCCATCAAGTTTAAAATATTGTGCAGGGTGCAGCGGATATCACGGAAGAGAGGGTACAAACGAAGCCGCTGAAATGGGGACACGAATCCATGAGGCTATAGAAATTCTTGATCCAAGTAACTTACAATCTGAAGAAGAGGTTTCTATATATGAGGAAATTGTAGCAGATCAGGAGCAGTACTTAACTAATTACTCAGAACTTGAGTTAACAGAAAGCTTTGCTGAAGTTGTTTTAGATATTGAGTTAAAAGGAACCTCGACTTTTGGAACCTGTGACTCTTTACATATCTATGACAAGGTTGGAGTACTAGCCGATTACAAAACGGGTATATCTAAAATAGACACACCAAAAGAAAACTATCAGGCTAAAGCTTACACAGTCGGTTGTTTTCAAAGATTCCCACAACTAGAAAGAATAGATTTTGTTTTCTTTATTCCACAAAGAAATGAAATATTAATAGACACTTTTAAAAGAGAAGAGCTTGAAGATATTATTGATGATTTGTCTAACGTAATACTAAATGCGGAAAGGGTTAGACCAAAGTGGGATAAAGGGACTCCAGCTCTTGAAGAATTAACTCCAACAGTTAACTGCCGTTTCTGTAGATATGAAGATGTATGCCCTGCTTTAGGAGGTTTGGTAGTTGACGTTGCTAAAAAGATCGACCCTAGTCTCCCTGATGTAGACTTTGAATCTACCGAAGACCCACAGATAATTGAACAACTTTGGGTTATTTCAAAGATTGTATCTAATTGGGCAGACAAGTTTAAAAAACGAGCTGTCGATTTAGCTAAAGATGGTGCTGAGTTTCCCACATTAAGATTAAAGAATATGGGTAGTACAAAAAAAGTTACCGACAATCAAACTCTAATTGAAATTGCACAAGAGTTTGGTTTATCAAAAGAAGAAATTATTGAAGAAGTAAATTTACCGCTATCTAAAATTGCAAAAGCGGTGTCCCAAAAAGCCGATAAAGGTCAGAAGAAAAAAATACAGGACAAGTTTATTGACCAGTGCAATAGCGTTGGTATCGTCGAAGTATCTCCCCCAAGACACACGTTGTCTTAGGGATAAATAGAAAAATAGAAATACAGAAGCACAGAAACATAGAAATATGAGCAAAGAAAAAGCAGAACTTGCAGAAGTTCAAACAGCAGTAATCACCCCACAAGGTGATATATCATCAACATTAGAGTCTACGGATATTGATATCCCTAGAGTTAATGTTGTTCAGAAAACAAGTGACATGACTGACTCCGAAGGAAAGCCATTACCATATGGCTCAGTTGCTTTGGATAAAAGAATTGTTCTTGCTCAAGCAGAAGAGCCAATAAAAGTTGTTCCTCTCATTGCAGCTAAAGCATGGAGAGAAGACATCCCATTTGACTCAGACGATGTTCCTAGAATTGCTAACACCGCTGAACAAAAGCATGAGTTAGCAATGGATAGTGACTATCCGATTCTTGAGTTTGCTGAAATAACTCTGTTGTTCCAAGGTGGGGATGATGTGGAAACATTCCCTTTCCCAATCGGAGATGATAATTATGCAATGGGCCGCATCAATGTGGCTAAAGATGCATACCGTCAGACTTTTAAAAGACTGGCAACATTCTCCGTATTTAATAAGAAGACTCCAATACACAGTAGAGTTTGGAATTTCCAGTCTTCATCAATAAGTCGTGGTAAGTATAGTTGGTTTGCTCCATCGCTTACAATCACTAACGAAGAGCCTAGCAAAGCTGTGGCGGAATTTGTTGAGGGGTTTGTATCATGAGCGATCTAGATAGAGCTACTATACTCGAAAGGGAAATTGAGATGCTCACAGGCACTATA